GACCCTAGGTTACTTCCTTCTTGTTCTGCAATACCATCAAGAAGCTGGAAGTTTTGATTTATTTTAATAAATGCTTCTCGAAGATCGTCACCAGTGCCGTCATTAGCTGCATTACCTACGTTAATTGATACAATTGACATATTATTCTCCGTTTTATATATTTAGTGCAAATCAACCCAGCCAGGTGTGCTATCTCCCGAATCTGCAACGTATCCTTGAAATTTTCCAGTGGTAGAATTATATAAAAACATTCCAAACGTTGGTGTTAACAAATCTATTTCTTCCTGTGAATATGTAGGTGGTCCAACATACAACTCGTTAAAATTGTTGTTTATTTTTGTAAAAGCGGTGCGTAACGGATCGCCGTCGCCTTTGTTAGGACTGCTACCTATGTTAATAGTTTGTTTTGTCATTATACTCTTCCTACTACTACTTCGACAACGCCCTTACCGTCATCTAATTTTTCAGCAACTGCTTTACCTATAACAGTGCCAACCCGTGGGTCATTATCAACTATGCCATACCCTGGTATTGCACTTGTAACAACTAGATCACCTTTTTGTACTCTACCCAATACCTTAACAGGAACACGGCCTTGTAGTGCTATTCCAGTTACAAAATCACCTTCTAACGCACTGTTCATTAAGTGTGCAGGATTTGTAGTTACAACACCGGCAACTCTGCGATCACCTTTTACATTAGTTAGTGTAACTTCACAATTTCCGCCAAATACTAGAACTGTTCCTGGTTCATAGTCTGCATCTCCTAGATAGTTTTCAGCTAAGTCGGCGTATAGTGCTTCTGTTGCAGTACCGTTAAAGGTAGTTGCATAAACAGTATTCCATCGATTTCCACTACCACCTAGCATTTGACCACTATCAGTTGGACTGTTTGCACCCGGAAGTATATTACCAGTGATGGTCATGTTTGTTTTAACGTTAAATGACGGAGCACCAGTAGTGGTTGTTATATCTAAAATGTCAACTGCTGTACCTGCGTTATCTCTTATAGTTAATGCATCTGAAAGATTTGTAGGCAGTATAATTTCATTAACAGTTGTAGCACCGCTAAATGTAGCTTTATTTAGGCCTGTAATTAAACCAGTTGTAAATCCAAGAGTGTTAGTAGTAGGGGTCCAAGTTAATCCGCTGTCGGTAAATGTTGACAAGTTTCCAGACTGACTAGCAACAAAAGTAATAAAGTTTGGTGCTGCGTCAGTATTTTTTGCTGTAATAGTTGTCGTAGTTGCAACTGTAGCACTCGATGCATTTCCACTTAGTGTTGCTGTTATAGTAGATGGTAACCCTACAGTAAATACGCCGGCACTGTATCCAACTTCAACTTCGTTTGCTGTACCTTGTACTGTTAAAGTTCCACCTAACGATACTGCACTAGTAGTAGAACCGTCACCGAATGTTATAGAACTATTTGAAAGTTTGTTATTTGCAATAGACCCTGCTAACATTGCGTTTGTAATACCGCTAGTACTAACTGTTAACCATCCATCTGTTGATGTAAACACGCTGCTATTAAAACTTGCAAGCCCTAAATCTGCCTGTGTAATACCAGTAGCATTTGCTCTAGTAGTTGCAGCATTCATACTTAATTTGCGTTGTTGAATACCAGCATTTAAATTAACATCTGCATCCATGATTACTTCAGATGCAATTGCTGCTCTTAGTTCACCTGATGTATAGCTAAATGTAATGTCTGTAGTAGCTGCACTAGTGTCAAAAGGTACGTTAACCCATTTATTAGTTGCTCCGCCTACATATGTTAACACTTGGCCTTCTACTGGTGTAGCAATAGCAACGTCCACAAGTTCACTCAATTCGTTATTTGCATCAACATAATCTTTGTTAACAGCATCTGTTCCGTTTGTTGGCGTTGCAACGTTTGTAATTTTGTTGGAACCCATGTTTAATTCGCCAGCCATGGAGTTGCCGCCGTCGAGTCTAAGTGCTCCACTACTTATTATATCGCCAGGATCGAGATTAGTGCCATTACGGTTCCAGCCAAGGCGACGGTTAATATAGCCTTCGGTTGCTGTTTCTGTTGGTACTGCATCGCCTTTTGCATCTGTAAAACTGTCGTCGGGACTAAATTCGTTAACTCTAACACCACGTTTAAAACCGATACCATCGATATTAGTTAATACAAGAGAAGCGTTAAAAGTAACAGAGCCAGTACCTTGGTCAACTGTAAAGAAACGTCCTACACGGAAGAAACCATCTTGGTCTGTACTTGAAAAGAAGCAACGTCCTTTTAATCTTTCTTGAACTTGTGCTTTACTGCTAGTACCATTCTCGTCAATTGCTTGTTCGTCTGATACCCAATCGCTAGTCGGTGCACCATAAATTCTGTTTGGATAATTTGTACTGTTGTAGCCGCCTGTACCAATGTATAAGAAGTCGTGGCTGGTTGCACGAGTTGTAGAAATATTTACAGTAATATTTGCTGTTTCATTTGCTCTTAAAACAGCTTTAAGTGTGTTTGTACTTCCTATAGTATTATCAGCTCGCGAAGCAAGCCCACTTGTATAGGCATCGTTAATACTATATAAATCAGTAAACTTAACTACACCGTATGCTCCACTTGAATCTACTTCGTATTCTGTAATTCTGTGAGTTACACCTGCCCATGTAAATATCATGTTGCCGTTGTTGATTCTATTTACATCACCGGCATCAAGCAATTCTATAGCAATCATAGTATCGCCGGCATTAGCACCCATAGTTCCTATAGCGGTATCTAAGTTTGCATCTCCTGCATAAAGGTTACTAACAGTCAGATCAATAGCATCGTAGTTTGCATCAATACCAATTCTTTTAACTCCTGCAGGAGTTGGAATGGCAGAAACAATAGTGTTATCAAACGAAATAGTTCTGTAAGTTTGTGTAGGTTGCTCATCAAAAACCAATGCAGTACTAGGTCTAGTTGACAGTGACGCAGGCAATCCATCAAGCAAGAAGCTCTGTTTATCTCTGTAATTTCCAAAAGTACCAAATGTAGTATTAACTTGTACGCCCGATGCTCCTGCAGAAACGCCGCTTGATAAATCTAGTCTCCAAACTTTTCTTCTTATTGCTGTATTAGTCGAGTCGCAATATGCTACAGGAACTTCTATGTCTGTTGATGACGCCGATATAACACCATATGGATAATACAACCCAGTTGAGTGTAATATTTCAACCTCGGCACCGTTCATAGGATAAAATGTTAGATCGAAAACAAATAACGATGAGTCTTCTTCGTTTGCAGTATATCCTAAGTTGTCTACAGATTCTGGAACTCCGTATGTAGTTACACTGTCAATAGCATTAAATGCACCATTTACTAATGTTTGTAAATATGCAAATGTGTTTCCGCCGCTTTCTTCTGTGTATGCAACAACACCGGTTACACTTATTGCACCTTGAACTTGTGTTAGCGTGTCGCCATCTAAAATTCCAAGGCTAGTACCAGTTAATTCAACAATCTGATCAACGTTATAAATTTTTACAGGTTGAGCCAAGTCTTGAGTTAGTATAACAGTTGATGCTTTTTCGTCAGGATCTGATCCTTCTGCTACAAGACCAAATGTTCCGTAGCTGTTATTTCCTGTTAAAGATCTAATTTGAGATCCGTTTAACGCATAATAGCCTATATGACAGTAATATGTAAATACCGAAACGAGTTCGGTGGTAGCATTGTTATTTGCTACAACGGCATATCCTAAGTCATTTAAGTTTGTAAAGTCGTTTGCAAGAACGGATTTATTACCGCCTGTTAATAATGTGATATCAAAATACTGGCTATTTGTTACAACTGAAACAGTTAACCCGTTGCCTTCGTTACTGGTTTCGTCGAGTATAAGTGTTGCTTTTGCAACAGTTGTTGATCCGTCGACACTTACAGCAGACGGTTCATAATCTTTAATTGCATTAACTTGATATCTTACTCCGTCGATAAAAAAGCTAGTTGGCAATGTTGGTCTACGAATACCTAGAGCTGTATATGTTGGTGTTTCAACGTCAACTTCGAAGTTTCCGTTTTTTCCAACTACTCTAACAGACATGTTTCCACTATACCCGTCAATGTACGCACCACCGGTAAAGGCTTTAGCATTTCTACTTCTAGAAAAACTCGAACATGATTGTATAAATGGTGATCGTGTAAGTATTTGTCCTTCGGGATCTAGTACAACACCGAATCCTCCATGTCGCTGAAATGTTAAACTACGTAAAATAGTACCGTCGTTCATCATAAACATGTCTAGTTCGTTATTGTTTTTAGGTGTACTATTAGCATTACTTGGATCAGTTAAATAGTGATGTCCATAATAGCCAACTAATGTGCTATCGCTTCCGTACTTTCCTTCTAATCCTCCAGAAGCAGTTATATTGCCGTCAATGTCAGCATCTCTATAAAACCATATATCAGCCCAAGGTGATTGGCTTGGTCCAGCTGCTGGTCTCACAATAGTTCTTCTAAAGTCGTCGCCTATGATAGATGTATTGTTAGGAACACGTATTGGCAAATGCTCTTCGTAAATACCAGTTTCAACATTGATTGTAACTTGTTGAATGTTAGATAAGTTGCCATATTCTAGTTCTTCAGTTAGACTGAATTCTATAGGTGCAAGAAGTTGCATGGTTACTTCGTCATAAGTAGGAGTTCCAACAATGTCTTCACCTCTAGTATATGTAACAATTCTTCCTATTGCACCTGATGTTTTTCCTCTTATTAATTTTCCAGGAAAAATGTCGGGATTAGTTGAAATAGCTTGGTCAACGTAACTACTTGGGCCGCTATTGATTCTAAATGTATAATAGTTTGTACTTTCAACAAGTGCCGGATCGCTAACACTTGGATTAATAACATCAAGTACTACCTCGAACAAGTCTTTGACTGCATCGTTCCATTCTGTACTTTCAAGTATTGATGCAGAAACTAATTCTGCA